CAAACAAAGAAGACGCTGAATTACATAGAATACTTTTGTGTTCTAATCTAAAATGTACAATGGCAAAGGCTAAAGATAAGGTCAAGGATACACCTCTACAAAAGTTCTTTGATAAAGATGACTTTTACCTTAAAAATAATTCTACTGAAAATACATATTTTGATGACATATTAGAAGAGTGCGAAGAGTATAACATTCTTAATAATCCAATGCTACCTTCGTTTCCATGCCCTAACGGACAATCAGAAGAAGAACACTTGAGGTCTTTAGCAAGAAAAGGATGGAGTCAAAAGCTAGGTAAAAAATTTAAAAAGGGCAGTAAAGAGTGGGATGTTTACGGTGATAGATTTAAGAAAGAGTTTGAAGTTATCAAAGAAGCAAATCTTTTTGGTTATTTCTTAATTGTTAGTGATATTATCAGACATGTAGAAAGTAAAGGTTGGATGGTTGGTCCGGGTCGAGGCTCTGCTGCTGGCTGTTTAATTTCCTATCTAATTGGTATCACGCAAGTAGATCCTGTAGAATTTGATTTAATTTTTGAAAGATTCTATAACTCTGGTAGAAATACTGATGGTAACGTTTCTCTACCCGATATTGACATGGATGTTCCCGCTGGTAAACGCGATGATGTTATTGATTATCTTCGCGAAACTTACGGAAAAGAACGAGTTAGTCAGATGCTCACATTTGGTAGACTGCAAGGACGAAGCGCAATTAAAGAAGTTCTTCGCACCTACCAAGCTTGCGGCTTTTCAGAAATGAATGAAATTACAAAAGCTATTCCAGACGAAGCTGCAATTTCCGACCAATTATCACAAATGGACGATGATGAACGATCTATTATTAGATGGGCATTAATAAATAACGCAGAAGATTTACGTGGATATTGTTTTATCAATGATAATGGTGAATTAGAAGGTGATTATGCAGACATGTTTGATAAAGCAATTAAGATAGAAGGAACATTTAAGACTCAAGGCAAACATGCCGCTGGAGTTGTTATCTCGGCAGAACCGCTACACAAGGTTTGTCCGATGGCTAGCCAGAAAAATGCAGATGAAAAAATCGCTGGACTAGAAATGTCAGATCTAGAAGCGCTTGGTCACGTTAAATTTGACGTACTAGGATTATCTACTCTGGACAAGGTAATGAAAATAAAGGAAATACTAAATGAATCGTGATATTATTGTTTTTGACTTCGAGACGGGAGGAAGAAACCCACGTACTTGCCAACCTACGCAGGTTGCAGCGCTTGCTATAGACGGTAGAAACTTCAAGTTAAAGGGTACTTTCGATAGTGAAATCTGGGCAGAAACAGATGATGAAAAAGCCCTAGCAAATGGGTTGGCACCAATAGAAGAAGGCGCATTAAAAGTCACTGGTAAAACTAGAGAGGGAATAGCAAAAGCGCCTAAACCAAAGGCGGTATGGACAAAGTTCTGTTCGTTTGTTAATAAATACAATTGGAAAGGTACACCTTTCTTCGCGCCCATTCCCGCTGGTTATAATATAATTGGTTATGACATGCCTATTGTAGACAGATTATGTAAAGAGTATGGGCCATATGACAATGAACGTCAACAACAAAAGTTATTTAGTCAAGTTTATAAAATTGATATGATGGATAACTATTGGATGTGGACAGAAGGTGATCCTAATATAAAATCTAGAAGTATGGATAGTATTAGAGATAGAATGGGCTTGTCGAAAGAGAACGCGCACGATGCTCTACAAGACGTTAAGGATACGGCTAATCTAATGATTAAATTTATGAAGACGCATCGTGCTGTTTATAGAAACTTGAAACTTGAAAAGGCATTTGCAGATGGAAATACTTACGTATAAAACTTGCAAAACCTGTAGGGAAACTAAAGCTGAGTCTGAATTTGTAAAAGCTGATGGAAAACATAGGGCAACTAGAAATAGATGTAAAAAATGCCACAAACAGCAAGCAGATATCAGAAAGAAGTTAAGAATTGAGAATCCACCTCCTCCTCCGGGGGTTTGTAGGATCTGCAACTCGGAAACAGATAGATGGGTTTTAGATCACTGCCATGCCAGTTTAAAATTTAGGGGCTATATTTGTACGTCTTGTAATTCTGGAATAGGACTACTTCACGATGATCCAGATATCTTACAAAGAGCTATGGAGTATTTGAGAGAAAATAATGATTGATTATAATGATGAAAAAGCTTGGGATTTATTTGAGGAAGGTAGAACCAAAGGAATCTTTCAGTTAGAGAGTAACCTTGGTCGCTCTTGGTCAAAGAAAGTTAAGCCTAAAAACTTGGAAGATCTTGCTGCGCTGATTAGTATTCTGCGTCCGGGTTGTCTTAAAGCAATTACTGACGGTAAATCTATGAGTCAGCACTATGTTGACAGAAAGCATAAAGTGGAAGAGGTCACATATCTCCATGACTCTCTTAAAGATATTCTTGAACCTACTTACGGGGTTTTGATTTATCAAGAACAGTGTATGCGCATCGCGCAAAAGATTGCTGGATTTAATCTACAAGAGGCTGATGTGCTTCGTAAGGCGATTGGAAAAAAGAAAGCCGACCTTATGGCAAAAGTCCGCAAAGACTTTATTCAAGGCTGTAAGAGGCTTAAAACGGTTGACGAAGCTACCGCTGACGAAATCTTTGGTTGGATTGAAAAATCCGCTAGATATTCTTTTAACAAAAGTCACGCTGTCGCTTATGCTATGAACTCATACCTAAGCGCTTGGTATAAAGCTAATCATACTAAAGAGTTTTTTCTGTCGTATTTAATACACGCAAATGAAAAGCAAGACCCCCATCAAGAAGTCTACGAGCTTGTATCAGAAGCAAAGCTTTTTGATATTGAAGTAAAAATTCCAAAGTTGTCAGAATGGTCAGAAGAATTCTTTATTACAAAAAAGGGTATATACTTTGGTATTAAGAATGTTAAATCTCTAACTGGCGTTAATGGCGATAAAGTCATCAATGCCATTCAGGAAACGTCGGAAGATATAAATAAGTCCCCACATAACTTTACTTGGATGGATATACTTATACATTTATCTACAAAGATTAATTCTACTGGCTTCAAGGCGCTATGCTCTATTGGGTTCTTTTCGACAAAGAAAACCGGCATCTCTAGAAATAAAGCTCTGTATGAGTACTTGATTTTTAAGAACTTGACAAAAGCAGAGTTAAAGTGGGTTACAGAAAATTACAAGTCAAAAAAGTGGACCAACTTAACGGAATGTTTTACTGACCTAGCGCCAACTAAAAAACAAGGCGGTGGCACCAGTAGAACGTCTAGAAGTCAAGATATCCAAAATGAAATCACTTTCTTAGAAAATCCACCTTATGAACTTACTGATGATCCAACTTGGATTGTGGAGCAAGAAATTAAATTCTTAGGTTGTCCAGTTTCTATTTCTAGGATTGAGTCGTCAGACACATCCTCTGCTAATACTAGCTGTAAAGAAATATTAGATGGGAAAAAAGGTGAAACGCTTTGTGTTGCGGCTACTGTAAACAGAGTGGCCGACCACAAATGCAAGAATGGAAAAATGATGAGTTTCTTAACCATAGAAGATGAAACATGCTCTTTAGACAGTGTTGTTGTATTTCCAGAGACTAGAGAAAAATATCAATATGTTCTATTTGAGAATAACAATCTTTTGTTCTGCGGAAAGACTGATAAAAATAATTCATTTATTATTGATAAAATACATGAAATTTAGCTCTGACTAGAGTATAACAGGTAATACATTTAATTTGGAGGACATTGATGAATAATTGTACATTTACGGGGTATCTACTACATGACCCACAGATAGATAATGATAACGACGGACCAGCTTGCTGTATTGTAAAGATGGTAACTTACGAATATCGCAAAAATAAACGTGGAGAAAAAAAGAAAGTTCCCACAGTAATTACCTTACAAGCATGGGCTAGCGGCGCAGAAACAATCGCTAAACTAGGCAAAAAGGGAACTAAAATGACTGTTTACGCTTCTGCTAGAAATGGCGTTATGAAAACGGATGCTACGGATGATGTTTTATTTAGAATTAATGAATTTGACTTTGGTTGCTTAGATAAGGAATAAAATGAGAAAAAAAAGAATACTATTTTGCTCCGAGGCAACCTTTCTTAATACTGGTTACGCCACTTATACTAGAGAAATATTAAACTATTTACATTCTACTGGTAAGTATGAACTAGCTGAGATGGCAGCTTATGGAGAAAGAAATGACCCAAGAGCCGCAGATATTCCTTGGAAATACTACGGAGTAGTACCAAATCAAAACAGCGAACCAAAAGCATCGAAAAAAGAACTAGAAGCATATAATGCTAACCAATCTGCTCAATTTGGGGAGTGGATTTTTGAACATGTTTGCTTAGATTTCATGCCAGATGTAGTGTGTGATATTCGTGACTTTTGGATGCTAGACTTTGCAGAACGATCTCCATTTAGACCTTATTTTAAATGGGCCATCATGCCAACGGTTGATGCTAGACCGCAAGCGCGTCAATGGGTGGCAACGTATGCTAGCGCGGATGCCTGTTTCACATATTCGGATTGGGCGGGAGAGATTTTAAAAGATCAATCAGGCGAAAAAATTAATTACCTAGGAAGCGCTCCTCCGTCTGCCCATCCTGCTTATAAACCAGCAGAAGATAAAAGAAAACACAAACAATTTATGGGTCTTGATCCAGACTGTAAAATTATTGGCACAGTTATGAGAAACCAAAGGCGTAAATTGTATCCAGATTTGTTTGAGGCATTTAAAAAGTTTCTTGATAAAGTCGAGAATAAAAACTATTACCTATATTGTCATACATCTTATCCAGACTTAGGGTGGGATATACCTGAATTATTAAATGAACATGGTATTGGGTCTAAAGTATTATTTACTTATATTTGCCCAGAAACAAAAAAGCCATTTGTATCTGTGTTTAAAGGAGCTATGGCTGAATCGCCTTACACCAATAGATTTGGCGCTACTTTGTCTAATGTAAAAAATGGACTTAGCTATGAAGAACTATCTAATGTAGTAAATTGTTTTGACTTGTATACTCAATATGCGAACTGTGAGGGATTCGGACTCCCTCAAGTAGAAGCTGCGGCGTGTGGTGTTCCTGTGTGTGGAACTGATTATTCCGCTATGGAAAGTGTTTTAAGGAAGTTAGAAGGGTTCACTATCACGCCAGCAGCTTTGTATAAAGAGTTAGAAACCGGTTGTCTTAGAGCAGTACCGGACAATGAATATGCCTCAGAAATTTTCTTTCACTTCTTTGAAAAAATGACTGAGGAAGATAGATTGTCTATGGGTAAGAGAACCAGAGAAAATTTTGAAAAGCACTATCAGTGGCATTTAAGTGGCGCTCAGTGGGAAAAATACTTTGATAGTCTTGAAGAACTACCCATAGAACAAACTTGGGGTTCTCAACCTAAAATTCAACAACCATCTCCTAAGCTGGACTTGTCGAAAGTTGGCACCGTTTCAAATACTCAACTTGCAAAGCATTTAATTACAGATGTTTTAAGAGAGCCAGAAAAGTTAAATACTTTTTTTGAAGCTAGACTTACAAGAGATTTGATATACAAACAGGCCACTTCTTCAACTGGCGGCATGTATTTTAATGAATCTTCTGCGGCTTTTGACGGCATGAATCGCAGACAACCATTTAATTATGATATAGCGTATAATCAAATGGCAGGGTTGTGCAATAGAAGAAACCAGTGGGAACAGAAAAGAATTGAAACGATTAAATCGTTAAAGGACAGGAGTGCTTAATGGACTATTTCTGTAAAACAAAAAATGGAGACTTTTGGGTAAGTGATTTAGATACCTCTCAGTCAATAGAGCTATATTATTTTAAAGTGTGGGAACAGCATTTATTAGATGTTATTGATAAATATGTAATAGAAGGAACTGTTGCGATTGATGCTGGCGCAAATTTTGGGTCCATCTCTGTGCCAATCAGTAAAAAGTTAGGTCAAGACGGTAAATTGTACAGCTTTGAAATGAGCGAGACAATGACAGAAAGACTGGTTAAAAATTTAAATCAGAACGACTGCGCTAATGTAGAAGTTTTCAATCTCGCACTTTCCGATAAAATTCAAGAAAAAGTATTTTTTGAAGAGCCAAAAGAAGGCGAAAAACATAATTTCGGAGACATTAGAATAAATAAGGAGTCTACAGGTAGAGAGGTAGAAGCTACTACGATTGACTCCCTCGATATTCAAGGAAAAGTCAGTTTTATAAAAGTTGACTGCCAAGGATACGATTTAAAAGTAATGAAAGGAGCCAAAGAAACAATTAAAAATAACAGACCCACTATTGTCTTTGAATGGGAAGAAGACATGTCAATTCAATTCAATGATACAATAAAAGATGTTTTTGATTTCTACTCAGATTTAAAGTATGAAGTAACTAAAATTCAAAAAGACGATTGGATGGCAATACCAAAATGAAATTTCCAGATGAATATTTTCCAATAGAAGATTCTATTAAAAAAGATTTTTTACTTAAAGTTAATGAAGGTAAAAACAACTGTAAAGATTTAAGAGTATTGTTCTGCGCTACTTGTAAGGATGTTGTTGATTCAATAGAGAGATCAATATCTTTTTGCCACGAAGCAGGAAAGTATTTTAAAGATTATAATATATTTTTGTATGAAAATAACAGTTCAGATGGAACTCCCGAAAAAGTTCAAGCACTAAAAGATGAAAAAGTTATTTTTAAATCTGAATTTATTATAGGTGGCTCATATGAAAGATCTTCAACGACTTTATATAAAAGATGTAATTTAATATCTAATGCTAGGAATAAGTATGTTGATTTTATAAATGAAAACGAAGGTTATGATTATATATTTGTTTTTGACACAGATATAAGTGGTGGTTGGTCATTAGACGGGATATTTAATTCAATCTACTATTTAGAAAAAAATAAAACATATGGGTGTATGACCTCTTACTGCGTTCTCGCTAGCCCGAATGTTCACGATTTAGAAGAAGTAGCTCCAGAAAATTGGATGATGTTCGATTCATTTGCTTTTAGATATAAAAAAGATGACTGGTCTTTTCCTAGTCAAATATATTTACATAACTATATAAAGGTTCATAGAGGTACAGAGCCGGTAGAAGTAAATTCTAATTTTAATGGACTAGCTATTTACAAGCCAGAGTGCTTTAAATCTAATCGGTATTACGTTAAAAATCATGGGTCAGAAATGAGTATAGATTCAGAGCATGTTGCATTTCATAAAAATATTTGGGATAAAGGGCTTAAAGTCTTACTTAATCCCAGTATGATAACATCTATTTCAAAACATAAATATTGCGAGGAATATCAATGAAGGTATTGTATATAGCACACTATAAAGAGTTTGGAGGGTGGTCACAAGCCGCTACAGATAACATACTTGCTTTAGATAATGTAGGAATAGATGTTGTCTGTAAAAATGTCACATTAACTCAAGACAAGCAGGAAGTTCACCCAAGAATTTTAGAATTAGAAAAAAAAGACTCTAAAGACTGCGATATTTGCATCCAACATATTCTGCCACATCATTATGTGCGATCAGATATGTTTAAAAAGAATATTGCATTTATGGAGACAGAAACGTTAAAGCTAAATCACTTGAATTGGTTTTATCAATTAGAAATGATGGATGAAGTTTGGGTGGCGAACCATACTTCTAAAAATGCGCTAGAAGAAGATGGATTTAAAACACCAGTTAAAGTAATTCATCATACTTGCGATACATCAAAGTATAAAAAAAGATATGGAGAACTATCAATACCAGAGATAGAAAACACATTTAAATTTTATTATGTTGGTGATTTTAATGATAGAAAAAATCTAGAATCTATAGTAACATGTTTTCATTCTGAATTTGAAGAAGATGAAAATGTGTCACTCACTTTAAAGTTTAATAAGTTTGGCGTAAGCGCTCAAGAGCTACATCAAAAAGTCGTTGAGTACCTAACGCAACTAAAAGAAAAACTTAGAATAAGAAAAAGCTATAAGCAAGAATTAATAATAACAGATAAAATTTCAGAAGAAAGTTTGCTGTCTCTACATCAGCACTGCGATTGTTTTGTTTGCCCATCTCATGGAGAGGCTTGGAGTATTCCAACGTTAGAAGCTATGGCTTTTGGCAACACGCCAATCGCAAGTAACTTTGGAGGGCCGTGTGAATTTATAGATAAAAACAACTGGAGAACTGGATCGTTAATTAATGGCGTATACTCTTGTTGTAAATCAGAACACGCAGCGTTCCCAGATCTATTTACTTCTAAAGAATATTGGTTTCAACCATGTGAAAAACAAATTAGAGAGCAAATGAGAAAGTATTATGAGTCGTGGCAAAAAGACCCTATATCATACACTCAAAGAAACAGAGTTGCTGGCATGAAGCAGGTAGAAAAATTTTCTTACGAAAATATAGGTAAAATTTTAAAGGATCAATTAAATGACATATAGTACACTACCAATTATACAAAGGGCTTTAAAGCCAGAAAATAAAGAAAGATTAGACATTCTTTGTTTTGACACTCATGAGCGCTGCCAGTCACAAATGGCGAAAACAGGACATAATTTTTATTCATTAAGATATAAAGACTGTAAAGTATGGAATACTGACTTTGCTGAAATTCCAGAAAACTATCACCCAATCCAAAACCTGTATGAAGATATAGACTTTGATTTTATTTTATCTCAAAGTAAATTTGGTCAGTTACAAATATCTAAACAAATACAGCAGCAATTAGGACTACCTATTGTCCACCTAGAGCATACCATTCCAACATCTAACTTTAATGCAGAACAACTTGAACACTTTAGAAGTATTTGGGGTGATTACAATGTGTTTATCAGCGACTATGCCGCAGGAGCTTGGGGTTTTGACGAAACCGCTACGGTTATTGGTAATTCTATAGACCATGAGTTCTTTAAACCTATGGACTTAGAGTGCGATGGTACTGTCTTTACAGTTCAAAATGATTTCATAAACAGAGATTATTGCTTGAATTATCAGGGGTGGAAACGTATAATAAATGGTTTCCCAGCTAAAGTCCTTGGTGATACAAAAGGGTTGTCTGAACCAGCGGGTTCATTAGAGCATCTTAGAGATGAATATAATAAGTGCGCTGTTTACATCAACACTACAACCGAAAGTCAAATGCCAACTGCCATACTAGAGGCTATGGCTTGCGGTAAGGCCGTTGTGAGTACAGCTACATGTTCTATACCAAGTTTCATCAAACACGGCGAGAATGGCTTTCTGACAAACGACGAAGAAGAATTTAGAGGGTATGTTCAACAACTGTTAGACGACGAGCCGCTAAGAAAACAAATGGGAAACAAAGCTAGAGAAACTGTCTTAGATGTATTTTCAGAACAAAAATATGTAGACAGTTGGAACAAATTATTTAGAAAAGTATACGAGGATTTAAAATGAAAATAGATATAGTAGGTAAACCTGAAGAAGCAATTTCTGGATACAAGCCAGTTGTAATAAATGAAGATGGGTTTGTAGATTTATTTGATGTATCCGATTCAGAGTGTCTAGAAATCAGAGCAAACGGGGTCGTAGATAAATTTAAAGCTAGCCAACTTGAAAGTAATCTTGTGGCTTTATTGAAAAAAGTTAGACTTGGAGGAAAACTTGTACTAAGTGGACTAGACTGTAACATTTTGTCGCGCCAAGTTATTTCTGGGCAGTTAGATGAAAAATCCCTTGGGGTTATTGTAGAAAACATCAATTCTATTTCATCTCTAAAAACAGTCTCTAAAATATTACAAAGTCAAGGTCTACAAATACAAACCCAAAAACTTTCTGGATACACTTATCAAATTGTAGCCACAAGAGGTTAAAATGCATAATTGTAAAAATTGCTGCTTTGCAAAAATAGAAGATGGGCATCAAGAAAAATGTCTAGTCGATAAGTATAAGTATCTACAAAATGATACCCATATAAAAACAGAAGATGGAATTTTTACATATGATAGATTATGTTTGTATAAAAGGTCTACGGATTGGCACTCAGACAAAACCATTGAA